TATTGAATACTGAATGGCATCATCTTGCACAAATACGTCTGCATACGTCAAGGCGTTTGCAACATACTTTAAAGATTTTCCTGTACCTACGGAATCAGCCTCGGCAAGAATATCGCCTGCCACAACCGCACCTAATGTGGTTGCTACCGTGATTTCGTCATAAGCAGCATTTGAAGTATCTAAAGTGGCAATAGCATAAGCAACGCCTGTTCCCGTTAAGGATGATGGCATTTTCATTAAAACTATCCCAACTTCGATAAGCTTTCCGTACTTTGTACTATCTTTAACAAGCTTGTAAGTAGTAGGACTACCCGTGGCAGTCTCGTACACTTCAAACCTCTTGCAGATAGCAGCAGTTCCGGCAGCTTCGTCTATCTTAACAGGAGTTCCACCAGGAACTAATGCAACAGCAGACGGAGCGTTTGACAAAGAACCACCACCTACAATTTTCTGTAAGTCCTCTGGATTTTGCCATATTGGAATATCTCCACCGACAGCTTGTGTGGGGGTCAATCCAACTCCATTAAATGTACTATATTTGTTTGACATCTTCTAAAAGTTTTTGTCGCTGCTCATTTTGGGCAGCTTTTCGTTTGAAATAATCATCAAGACCGTTTTCGGACACAGCACCTACCCCACTTTGGGGTGTTCCGGCTTCCGGCACAAATTCTGACTTGATAAAGTTATATTCCTCAATACCTTTAGTTGAAATTGATTCTGCCGTATCGGTTTCTGATAATACAGTTTGACCAAGAATTTTGTCGCACAACGTTTCTTTTATACCCTTAGCTAACATTATTTTCTTAGCCGATTCTTTCAAATTCGTTTCAATTAAGGCTTTTTCTGCCTGAACATTCTTATCAACAAGCCCCTTTAAAGTTTCTTGTAGTTGTTTAATAGTTTCAGACGTTTTATCATCTTCACCACCGCCTCTTTGTGGGGGGTTAGTTTTAGATGCTTCTGCGAGCTTGTCTTGTAATTCTTTAATCTGTTTGTCAAGCTCTACTTTTTTTGCAGCGGAATCATTTCTTACTCGGTCGGCTTCACCCTGCATCAATTTTAGCATCGGTTCAGCATTGTTTGTTACCTCGTCAATTTTCGATTCCTCTGTAATGGTTTTAGAGTAGAACTCGGCAACCCCATCAAAAGCCTTTTCACTTAACCCTAAGTTTTGAAACTTAGTTTTTAATGCGTTCAAAATTTTTTCTTTCATTCTGTCTTAATTATGTTATATAAAATTAATTTATCAAATACAAAATTACATAGATTTTAGTTATAAACAAAATTTTTGTAATTTTGCATTATGGTTGAAGCCAAAGAAAAGAAACAAAAGGTTAAAATATTCCGTCCACAAGAGGGTTTTCAAGAACAATTTTTAGTTAGTAAGGCTGATATTGTTATTGGGGGAGGTAGTGCAGGGGGAGGAAAAACATTTGTGCTTTTAATGGATGCTCTTTACGATATTGATAACCCTAAGTTTGGTTATACTTATTTTAGACGTAATCTTACACAAATAAAAAAACAAGGTGGATTATGGGATGCTTCATTAGATTTATATACAGGGATTCGCCCATCACCAAATCCAAAAGTTTCTGAATTAAAATGGGAATTTCCAAGTGGTGCTAACATTTCTTTTAATCACTTAGAATACGAAAAAGATATACATTCGTGGCAAGGTACAGAACTTCCTGCTATCGGATTCGATGAGTTGACACACTTCTCATTTAAGATGTTTAGTTACTTAATGTCTCGTAACCGTTCAACTTCGGGAGTTAAACCTCGTATTAGAGCAACGTGTAATCCTGACCCTGATTCATGGGTGGCTAAGTTTATTGATTGGTGGATTGGTGAGGATGGCTTTCCTATGCCCGAAAGAAGCGGTAGGTTAAGATATTTTATAGCGAATGGTAATCGTGTAGATGATTTTATTTGGGGGCGTTCTAAAAATGAAGTTATCGGTAAGGCTCAACACGTTTTAGATAGGGTGATGAGGGCTAATGATGATAATAACGTAAAGCCCGAAGATTTAATTAAGTCTGTTACATTTATACCCGGTAGTGTTTATGATAATAAAGCTCTTTTAAAAATAGACCCCGGATACTTAGGAAACTTAGCATCACAAGACGAGGCTACAAGAGCGCATCTTTTAGAGGGTAATTGGAAGTTCCGCACCAAAGGGGAAGAGATGGTTACTATGGAGGTTATTGACGATATGTTTAGTCGCTATCCACAAACTAACGGTAGGCGTTGTATTTCAGTTGATGTAGCAGGAAAGGGTACAGATAAATTAGTTGCACTTGTTTGGGATGGATTTCATTTGATTGATATATCTGTTGTAAGTAAAAGTGATGGTAAGCAGATTGTGGATTCCATATTACGGTTGATGCGTACATATCATATTATAGAAAATGATATTGTATTTGATGCGGATGGGGTAGGCTCACATATTGACGGATATATTTCAGGAGCGCATGAATTTAAAAATAATGCAACACCTATAAATGGTGAAAACTATCGCAACCTAAAATCACAATGTGCTGTAAAATGGGCAAATAGGCTTAAAGGTAAAATAATAGGTAATGATAATGGATTAAATTATTCTATTGATAGGATGTTGTCTAATAGAAAATTTGATAAAAAAACATTAAGAGAGCATATAAACTTAGAGAGAAAGGCTATCAGACTTGACCCATCAAGTGATGATGGTAAGATTGGTATAATAAAAAAATCAGAAATGAAATCAATTATAGGACACTCTCCTGACTTTGTTGAATCAATGTTAATGTTAGAATACCTATATTTGGACACGCAAACATATAATGGAAATTTAATTTGGTAGGAATATGAAACCCGAAATCGTAGCAACAAAAGAGCCTTTTAAAAGGATTAAGCCATATTCAATAGTGGCAGGAGAAGTGTCGGATAGTGAGATGGTAAGTATGGAATTACCTGACAATACATGGTATAACATACCACAAGAAAAGTTTTTATCAGAATTAAACCCATCAGGACACGTAATAAATAATAGACCAAGAAAAAGTATTAGAGATAAAGGCGGTAACTCGCTGAGGTTTCAAGATGTTGCAAAAATAGCAGTAGCATTACAAAAGGTTATCGCCACAAAACAAAAGATACACCTCGCTACTAATGATATTGAATTTACTCTTACAGAACCCGACAGAACGCCTGAAAAGGAAAAGCTATTTATCGACATTAAGCAAGCATGGAAAAATAAAAATATGGAAATTGCTGTATCTAAAAATATTGGTAGTTGGCTTGAAACAAGCGATACTGCATTATATTTTTATAGAAGCAATAAAAAATTAGGATGGAAGCATTTTGGTTTTCAAAATGGAGATGTTCTATTTCCTCACTACGACTATTTTGGAGAATTGATAGTGTTTGGTAGAATGTATAGTAGTATTGATGATAATGGGAAATCAGTAACAAAACTTGACGTTTTTGATAAAACCACTATAACTACATATCAAAAAAGAAATAAAATATTAGCTACGACTTTAGGACAATGGAAACAAGTAGGTGAAGTTGTCAAGCATGGATTTAGTGAAATTCCAATATGCTACAAACGAAGTAATGATGTGTGTTGGGGTGATGTTCAACCGCTGATTGATACTTATGAGATTGCTATGTCCAATATGGCTGAAAATAACAGATATTACGCTAATGCTATTTTGTTTATAACTGGCAATATTCAAGATTTACCGGGTAGAGAAGAAAATGCTAAAATTTTACAAGGCGGAGCGGGTTCAGATGCTAAGTTTTTAGCTTCTCCTGAATCTAATGAAGCGCAGATGAATGAACTTGAAGTTTTGCTTAAACAGATTTTTATGGGTAGTTTTACAGTTTCGATTTCGCCTGATACGGTTAAATCGAGTGGAGATTTGCCCGGTATAACTGTTAAACTTTTATTTTCTCCAGCTATTGAAAAAGCTTTAGATTCAGCAAAAGAACTTGATGGTTTTATAGATAAGGCAATAAGATTATTTAAAGAGGGTTATGGTATTGAGGTTGAAAATTCAGCAGCTATTGAGAATTTAAAAGTAAGAGGTTGTATTAAGGTATATACACCTCAAAATGATGAAGAATTTGTAAGGATGCTTAATGATTCCGCTAACTTTAAAACAATATCAAGAGAAACAGCACAAGAGAAAAATCCTTTAGCTGTAAACGGTGAAAATGAAAGAGTTAAATCCGAAATGGCAGATGAAGCAGGAAGTTTAGATTTGAATTAATATTAATTAAATTTTATAGATATGGATAATTATTTAAAAGAGGCTTTATTGGCAGCGAATGTTAATAAATTGCCTGAAAAAGTAAAAGGCGAATGGAAAGATGAAGCCATCGTTTTAGTTAGGAAAGTTGGGGGTAAAGAAGTTTATTGTCTTGGAGTGTGGAATGAAGATTTAAAAACAGTTAATATCACTATGGATTTTGACAATAGACCCGAAGATGGAAAAGGATTGGTTGCTGCATTTCCATTTGTAAATCGTGAAAAAGCTGAAAAAATTAAAATAGAAAAGGCTGCCGAAACGAAGTTGAGAAAAAAGATATTAGACGAACTTGAATATGATAAGTTGGCTAAGTTAGGTCTTGAAATACCGGAAGGTTCTACTCCAATTAAAAAAGCAAAACTTACGCTTGAATTTTTAGGATACAAACGTGCTGAAATTTCAACATGGAAGCTTGAAAAGTGTGAAGAAGAGCTTGATTTAATCAAGGAAATAAAAACTAAATTAAATGATGTTAAAATAAAGTTTGAAGAAAAATTAACTTTTAAAAAACTTGAAGCATTATTAGAATCTGAATAGTTTAAATTAAAACTTAAAAATAAAAGCCATAAGCGAAAGTTTATGGCTTTTTATTTGTTTATATTAAAAGTTTGATTACTTTTGTATCAGAATTAATAGTAAATATATAAAATTTACCTTTAAAAAAAATAATTATACAATAATATTATTATAAAACACATTATATAGCAAAACACAAAGCGGGACAAAAGATAGTATGATTGTGGTGTTTGGTAATACAGGGTAACGGTTGAAATATGGTGTCGGTGCGAGATTAAGCAATGGATTTACAGATACAAAACAGACTTTGAATATAGAAATAAATTAATAAATAAACACAAACTAAGCAACTGACATATATACTTTGTTATGCTTTGTTTT